TCAAAAGTCTATGCGAAGAGCAATAGGTATTAGTGATCTTTCAGATGTTGCAGAATTACAACAGTCTATTTACAACGACTATTCAGAAATAGAGCAATTAATTAGATTATCTAACCATCCTAGTTTAGTTAAAACACCAAATGTTGAAGCTAGTGCTGGTGCTGGTAGTATTATAGAAATGCCAGAAGATATGGACGCAAACCTAAAGCCTTACATCATTCAACCTAGTTCTCAGTCATTAGAAAGCATTATGAAAATTATTGAAATGAAAGTAAGTGCGATTGATCGTATAACACACATGGGTTCAGTAAGAGGTACAGAAAAACAAGTTAATTCTGGAATAGCATTACAAACAGAGTTTCAATTATTAAATGCAAGATTATCTGAAAAAGCAGATTTATTAGAAAATGCAGAAGAAAGTATTTGGTCATTCTTTGCCAAATGGCAAAATAAAGTTTTTGATGGCGAAATAGATTATCCAGAAACATTTGATTTAAGAGATTATGCAAGCGATTTACAATTCTTACAAACTGCTAAAGCTAGTGGTGTCAAATCAGAAACATTTATGAAAGAAATAGACAAACAGATTGCAAGAGCTGTTGTAGATGATGATGAGTCAATTAATTCAATTAATAGTGAAATAGATTCAAGTTCAAGTGCTATTGGTCAATTCTCAACAACATTACCTACAAACGACAATGGCGAAGAAGCGTAGAGCAATACCTAAAGATAAAAGTACAGGACTTCCCAAGAAGTATTTATCTGGATTAAAAGGTAAAAAAAGAAAAAAAAGAGCTAAGTTAATTAAAAGAGTTTCATCGTTATATAAATCTGGTGGTTTCATTCCAAAAAGTTTATTACGAAGTAGGAGCAAAGCATAATGGCAAGTAAATTTAGAAAACCTCTATCAGCAACAGTTAAAGCAACTTTAAGAAGAAAAGCAAAAGCTAGTAAAAGATTTACTTATGGTACATTGGCAAAAGTTTATCGTAGAGGTCAAGGTGCATTTTTAAGTTCTGGCTCTAGAAGAGTACCGATGGCGGCTTGGTCTATGGGTAGAGTAAATTCTTTTTTGCGTGGTTCTCGTAAACATGATTTAGATTTAAGAAAAAAGAAAAGAAAAAAATAATGGCAAAGTATCAAGGAAAAACTGTTAAATTAAGCAAACCATTTCGTACTCCTGGGCAAAGAAGAAAATTTGCTGTGTATGTTAGAGATAGATCAACAGGAAATGTTAAGAAAGTGCGATTTGGCGACCCAAACATGAAAATCAAGAAGAATATTCCAGCCAGACAAAAATCTTTTATGGCGAGACATGGTGCGATACTAAAGAAGGTCAGAGGGCAAAAGTCTCTTGCTCCTGTGTATTGGGCTCTTAAATCTTGGAGAAAAGGTTTTAAAATATAATTTCTTTGTTTACATTTATTATCTTTTTGATAATACTTAGATATAATTAAAACAAAGGAGAAAAAAATGTATTTTAATTATTTTACTAAAAAACCTTTTCAAGGTAAGAATATAGAAATTTTAGAAGGTACTAATTTAAAAGGTGGTTTTCTAACTTTTTTACAAGCAAGAAAATTAGGAGGTGCAATTCCTAAAGGTACAAAATCAGTTGCAAAACTAATTATGCCAATGCTTGAATTAAAACAAAATACGAAAGGACAATTAGAAGAAAAAATGTCAGGTCGTAAGTATTCTGTCTTTCATATTTCACAAGTAGAATTTAAAGAAGGAGAAAAAGAAAATGGAAAACTATAAAAAAATTATAATTACTGCTATTTCAATGGTTATAAAATATGAGCCAATAAAATTAGCTAGACTTGTTAGAACATATATTAAAGATAATTTTTTACATGAAGGAGAAATATTAGAAAATAATGATGTTAAACTTATTTTTAATGACCAGTCTACTGTTGTATTTGATAAAAGTGGTAATATTGTTTTAAAAACTTTTAAAGGAGAATAAATTGACAAATAAAGAATTACAAAAAACTATAAACGAGGTCGGACTTTCACAGTCCGATCTTGCAAGATTAATATTTGATACAGATACATTAGAACAATATCAACGAATAAAAATTAATAGATATATTTCTGGGAAGTCTAAAGTTCCTCATTGGTTGCCTGTTATAATAAATTTATATATACAAACATTTAAAACAGGTAATTATGAGCAGAACAACCCTAATTGAAAAACTAGCAGATCAACACGAAGAACAGATCAAGCGAACACTAGAAGATTTAGAGTCTAGAATTATTAGAGATATTTCTATTGCTGTTGATCAGCAAGACATAGTTTCAACACAAATTGCTATTCAATTACGAACTAATCTTCGGAGATTAATACAAGAAACATATACAACAACAGCAGATTTAAATGTTAGGGAATACGACAGAATTGTAACATCTTTTATGAATGAGTTTGGTGAGTTAAATATTCCAGATAATTTTAAAACACTAACACAAGTTGATCTTGATACAATTACACAATTAAAATTTCAATCATTCTCTGGATATGAAGAACTTGCTAATAGGTATTTAACTGAATTATCAAGCAATGTTTATCAAAATGCTATAGCTGGAAAGCCATTCAATGAAATGGTCAAAGACATATCTGGATTAATTACAGGTGATGTAGATCGTAGAGGTCGTTCAATGTCAACTTATGCATCACAAATAGCACATGATAGTGTCATGCAATTTGATGGACAGTTTACAGTTTACAAAGCAAAAGAAGCCGGTTTAAATAAATATAAATACACAGGAACATTGGTTAGAGATAGCCGAGAACATTGCAAAAGACATATAAACAAAACTTATACCGAAGAACAAATAAGACAAATATGGCAAAGTTCATGGGCTGGTAAATCAGAGGGAGACCCATTTATAGTTAGAGGTGGTTATCGTTGTAGGCATACTTGGTTGCCTGTCGTAGAACTTTAGTATATTATCAAATAAACTATAAAGGAGTTTTTAATGGCCGAAGAACAAAAAACAGAATCTGTTGAAGAAACAAAAGAGGTTGTTGAAGAGCAACAACCAGAAGTAAAAGAAGAAGTTTATACTCAACAGCAACTTGATGACGCAATCAAAGCAAGAATAATTAGAGAACGACAAAAAATATTAAAAGATATTGGTACTGATAATCTAGATAATGCAAAAATTGCTTTAAAAGAAAAAGAGCAACAAGAGATTGAAAGAAAAAAACAACGAGGAGAATTTGAAGATTTATTGAAAGAACAAGCAGATAAATTTAATCAAGAAAAAACTTCTCTACAAAAACAATTAGAGCAAATAAAAATAAATGACTCTTTGGTTAATGCCGCAAGTAAAAACAAAGCAATTAATCCAGAACAAGTAACTAATCTTCTTCGTAATAAAGTAAGATTAAATGAAGATGGACGTGTAGAAATACTTGCAGAAAATAATCAACCAAGATATAACTCAAAAGGTGAACTTTTAAGCGTAGATGATTATGTGCAAGAGTTCATTACGCAGAACCCACACTTTCAAAGCGCAACTCCTTCGGGAAGTGGAAGTCAGGGGAACGTGGCTAGGGTTAACGCAAAACCTCTCAAAATTGCGGATTTAGATATGACAAAAGCTGAGGATAGAAAAACCTATGCGGAATATCGCAAAGATCGTGATTCTAAACCAGCTATAATTAACCGATAGCTAAAAGGAGTTTAACATGGCTAACGAATCAACAAGTTCCACATTATCGGAACTATATACTGAAATCGTTGCAGAAGCTCAATTCGTCATTCAAGAGAAATCTATAATGAAGAATTTAGTAAAAAATTACACTATCGCTGGTGGCGGCAAATCTGTAGAAGTACCGATTTATGCGGCTGTTGCGGCGGCGGCTGTAAATGAAGCAACTGATCTTTCAAATACTGCTATCAACCCTAGTTCTGTAACAATTACAGCTTCAGAGGTTGGTGTAATGACTACTTTAACTGATCTAGCAAGAAATTCAGCACCAAGAAATGTTGCGGCTGATATTGGTAGATTATTTGGAGAAGGAATCGCTAAAAAAATGGACCAAGATTTATTGGCTCTATTTGATGGTTTTTCAACTGCGGTTGGAACTGACAGTGCGGCTCTTACTCCAGCAACAATTTTTAATGCGGCTTCAACTTTAAGAGCGGCTGGACTGCCAGTTGATGAAACGTATTGTGTGTTGCACC